TTCCACGAATGCGCGTGTAAACAATCTGCGTGAACTGCTGCACCGTGTAGTTACGCTGGCTTTGATAGTTCTGTGCGCTGGTCACAGTCGGCGTGTCTGCGGTGTTGTAGTTGGCACCGGGGTTCTGGCGTGGGCGCAGTGTAAACACAACTGACGGGTTGTTGACTGTAGAGCCATCAAAGGTGATGTCGGGGATCATGCGCCAGCCGAAGCCGTAGTTGTGCCCGTCACCAATGTCAAAGTCGGCTGATTGGCAATATGCTGAGATTGCCACAGGCGGGTTCACGGACGCATCATCGACACCCTGCTCATGGTAAATCAGCGTGGAATTACCGCTGACCAAACCTGCCGCCGTTGGAGAGCTACGCAAGGGTGAATCCAGCCATGCCGTACGGGTCAAGTTACCGTAAGACCAGATGCGCTCCAAGTGGTTGTAGATGACGTAGCGGTCAATCGTCGTGGAGTTGGCAGAGCAGTAGAACCACCACACTTCGTTGAAGCCTTCGTTGGTGCTTGCAAAGAATTGATACTGTTGCTGGAGATTGATGTCGCCAAAGATGTACTGACGCAGGGGGCAATACAGCGTTTCAACACGGCCCGAGTACATATAGAACTTGTCCAGCCCCATCCAATACGTGATGTTTGCCGCTGTTGCCATCGCGTTTGGCCCAACGATTGAGATGTTGTCGGCCAGAATCTGAAAGCCCCAAATGTCCGGGGGGCCAAGGAACTGCATGGAATACAGCGCCGCATCCGTCCAGATCAAAATTTCTTGCCGTGCCTGCAAGGCTCCAATAATCTCTGAACCATGACTCAGGCGATACGATCCTGCATCGTTGGTCTCAGTTGGCGTCCATACCAAAACACTCTCTGCGTCAGACCAGCGGATAAGCAGCGGGTCTTGTGTGGCTGAACCATAGTCATTACAGCCAAACGCAATCACAAACCGCGAGGCGTCAGAGACCATGACAAAGTTGCAAACCGTTGGGCAGTCTGCGTCTGTCAGCCAATACTGAATGCCGTTTTGCGTGTTTGTGTTGGTTGAGCTAAGGATTTGCGCTCGATTAAAAATAGTTGGGCTTGCGTCTACAGCCCAGTAATACAAAGCACCACCCCGTGGGTTGAGCACAAGGTTTTGACCGAAATTAGATTCACTCCACAGGCGAAGCTGCTGACCGATGCCAACGCCTGACGTAGAGGGTGACCCCCATCCTGTGGGCGTGCCGCTTCCAACAAATCCACCCCAACCACCAGCACCCCAGCCAACGTTGGATGTGTATATGGCGTTGCCCGTGGTGATCTGATACGCAAAGGTTGCACTGACTGCGGGTGTACCACTGCTTGACGCCGTACCCGTGACAACGATGGAATATGTACCCGATGAGATATACGTTATCTGGTGCTCGCCATCAATATTGGCCGCAAGCACTCCGTTGACTGTCCCGGAGGTTGCGGAGATGGTTACAAAATCCCCCGTCTGAGCGCCGTGTCCTGCGTCATTAATGACCAATGTAGTCTGACCACCCGAGTTGGTGGCGGTGTTGGTCGTAAATGCGTTGGCCACACCAGTGGCTGTCTCTCTGAGAGGTGTCACATCATAAAAGCCGCCACCCGTGCCGTTTTGGATGTAATACTTCAGGTTTGTGCCCAAACCCATCAGATTGAAACCCGCGAGGTTCAACCAATTCCACAGTGAGCGGCAGACACCCCACAGAGTACCCGTGCTGGGCTGTAGAGCAGATGTGTTGGGGCCGTTGTCTTTGACCCAGCCGCCAATTTTTTCGGGGTAGCCTGAGCGAAACCGCACCTTGTCCATCTCAAACCACGTGCCTTCATTGGCAAGCGTGGTTGATTCTCTGTTGACGCCGGGTCGCAGTTGCAACTTTTGCAAAGGCACGTTATGCTCCTGCCATGTGTTTACTCTCTGCCTCGACAGAGTCTAACCTACGCATCCAGCCTTTGCCAAACGTGGCGAAAGTGGACAGGCTCTTGTAATGAGCCTCACGCAAATGGCAAAACTCTGCAATGATCGAGACAGGCTCTTTCTTTGCAACCGCAGCCATTGTTGCTGGGCCGATTTGCCCATCAGCAGTCACTCCAACAGCTTGCTGTAGAAATTTACTAGCCCGACCAACGCCAGCATTGACGGCACAATCAAACACGCACAGATCAACACCAGAAGGAAGGTCGTCGCCGCGCACAGCGTCCCAATACCGTTTTTTGTAAAGCGGAGAAACCATCTCCACGGTGAGAGAGCGCATGTCGGCTTCAGTGGCAGGCTTGCCAGTCCATTCTTCCCAGACACGTTGCGTTACTCCTAAATTAGTCCGGCCTCCCGGATCAGCGGGGTGGTTTACGTAGCCGCCCTCATACTTGAGGATATGTTTGAGAGATTCTTCCCAGTTTTCTTTCATGTCATTTCCCCGTTGATTTGGAAAGCAAATCTGTTTTGGCCTGAGAACCTGCTGACGATCCAAAATAATAAGCAATGATTCCTGTCCATGCGGTGCCCAGAGAACCGAGCATCATCAAAATGGCGGGGTTATTACTGTCAATTTGATTGAAGAACATCATAATCATGATGCCAAAAAACCCCAACGTGACTGCACCAGCTAATATAGGAGGCATCATTGAACGGGTGGTGGCCTGCATCTCCCGCGCAGACTTGCGGTCGTCTACCGCCAATTTCTCAAAGTTCAGCCCCAACTCTTGTGCTTGTTTGGCAAGCTCAATCTCAGCCATCTTCAACTGCGCCACCTGATCGGCGTTGAGTTTGTTGCTGGAGATCATGTCTTGGACTTTGTCCTCGTCTACACCAACAGCTTTGGATATGGCAGACACAGCCATGCCAGCCAGAGGGCCTCCCATCGCGGTAGCAATCGTCGGTGCAATTTGTTTTAGCCACTCCATATCTCAGCCTCCTCTTTTTGTCAGCATGGCGCTGGCGATCTCCAGCATGAACTTGGTCTGCTCAAGGTTCTTGGGTGGCTCGGCCCAGCCCACAGTAACCTGACCAACAAAACGATATGAGTCTGGCGGCACACTCACCCGGCAAGTGTATGTCACACCCTTCTCCAAATACCAAAGCCCAACTTCAGACTGCGCGTAACGGTATTCACCGCACGGGATTTCGTTGGTCATCAGCTTGACCACATCGGCATTGTTCGAAGCGTTGTGGGTAAATAGACCGACGTCTATGTTCTCAATGGTCTTGTCACGCCCGTCTTTGGTATAGGCTTTGTACAACGTGCGAGAGTTAAACAGCGGGTTGACCTTAAAGATCGCCACCACCGTAGCGCCTGTCTGCTTAAAGAGCATCGTCGCAGCGTCGTCGGCTCTGTCTGTCCGTATTTCCGGCAGCTTCTTGGACTCCTTGTAGGCGTCACGGATGAACTCCTGACTCTCGTACAGCGCATAACCCGCGAAGGCAAACACTGCCATCAAAATCACAGCAAACAGCTTGAACGGGGAGTCAACGTACCCGAGAACCTTGTCAACGATTGTCTCGGGCTTTTCACTCATTTCATCTGCCCCGAGATCAATTGCATGACCACCCACACAATCACGCCAATTGAGACAAGCGCAACAGCGCCGCCGCCCACCAGTATCATCAACTCTTCAATTTCGGCTTGCCGCCTCTTGGCCGCTTCCTTCTTGCGCCTTGCCTCGTGTGCGGCGTCAATTTCCATCTGTTTGGCACGGACTGTAATCCGCGCCCACACATCCATTTTGTTGGCTTGGAAAAACAGCATCTTGACCGATTCTTCGAACTCCCTTGCCTGCTCTAACGCCATCTCCAATTCAAGCGCCTTGCCCAGCGCAGACCCTTTAAATCCGCCAGACTTTGCTTGTTTGACAACTTCAATCGCTTGTTCTTTAGCGTCAAAGTACTTGCCCAGCACCGGCCCAAGGGACGCAACATCGTCCACTGTCTTCGACACCTTTTTTACAAGGGCAACAGCAGACGATATGGCAGATAGGGCGGTGATCGGGTCGATCATTTACTGCTTGCCTTCAGCAAAGCCATTTAAGACCAATTAGCCTTCGGTTCTGTAGGCCAATCAAGATTGCCATCTACCGGGTTCACAGCCATATTTCTAACCCACGCCCTGTATGTCAGGAAATCTTGTCGGTTGAGCAAATGCGGTGTATTTGCGGGGTCATACACATCAGGCTCATTTACCCAATCTGTTGCCGCAAGTCTTTTTATCGCCATTACTTTATTTTGACTTGCTGATGTGACAGGTTCTGGGTCGTTAATGTCCATCCCAATACTGATCCATTCAGGACATGCCACCGCACCGGGGTAGTCTGATAATTCGTTAACAACAATGGTGTTTTGAACAATGTTGTTGGTGTCTATTAATGCTGCTTTCATGTTAAAAACTCCCAAATTTGCACAACACCTGATTGTCCAGCAAATGCTGCACCCACGCCATTCCCAACACCTCCACGTCCATTCAAACCACCGTATAAAACCAACCCATAAACACCAGCACTAATAAGGCCGGTTGCGCCAGCTCCTCCTTCACCTGCATAAGTTGACCCATCGCCAGCGAATCCAGCAGACCCAGCATTAAAGTTAAAAGGTCCACTAGCAGGAACCCAATACGGATTTAATGTTGTGGCAGATGCACTTGTGGTAGTTGCACCAGCGCCCCCCGCGCCCCCATTAGAAGGACCTCCTGTCGCGCCTACAGCGCCTGTCCCGCCGCCACCGCCGCCACCACTGTAAATATTACTGCTACCGTTACCCCCTGCAAACCCATTTCCTGCTCTGCTACCTCCAGCGCCGCCACCGCCGCCGCCGCCTAAACCGCCACCCGCTGATCCACCAGACCCGCCGTTCGCATTAAATGTTCCACCGCTGGCAACGCCACCCGCGCCACCGCCTGTCCCCGTAACTCCTGCACCGCCAGTAATGCTAATTGTGTCTACTGTCGTTGTTCCTCCTGCGCCACCACCAGAAGAACCAGCGGCACCAATGGTAATGACATAAGATGCGGCAGGGCTTGCAATATATTTTTCTGAATAACCAGCGCCCCCCGTCCCTCCTCTTTGATTGCCACCGCCATTATTTTGCCCCCCAGTTGCTCCACTAACAAAAAAAGCAACAGATGCCACAGACGCCGGCTTGGTATATGTTTGACTTGTTGTAATTATTACAACTCTAATCCCTTTAATCGCAGCGGTGCTTTGCGTTGTTGAATCATTAAATGTGATGGTTGTCCCACCAACTGTAATAGGCATGATTGCTCCTTTTAAGGTGTGCCGCCAGCGACAACATCGCTGAGTGTAGTAAATACGCCAGCGGAAGTCATTGACGCAATCGTCGTCCCGCCATACTTGAAAATAAGCTTACCACCTGACTCTTCAACCGTGAAGTTGGTTGTCGCAAGCTTTGTGGCATTTGTGGCGTTCGTGGCGTTTGTTGCGTTTGTGGCGTTGGTCACGGCGGTTGAGCCGATCTGCCCCACAATATCTGCCGCGCTTGCAACTTGAAGGGCTGACGATCCATTGCCTTTGAGCAATGCGCCGGAGGTAAACGACGTAGCCCCAGTGCCGCCAGAGCCAACGACCAACGTAACAGACAAGCCCGCAGCCGTGCCAGAGGTGTTCTGATTGAGTGTTGGAAAGGTGCAGTTGGCCAAGTTGCCCGATGCCGGGGTGCCAAGTGCTGGTGTAGTCAGGGTTGGGCTGGTCAGCGTCTTGTTGGTAAGCGTCTCCGCTCCAGCCAGCGTTGCCAGTGTGCCCGTCGTGGGGAACGTGACATTGGTGGCACCCGTCAATGTGCGGGTGTAGGGAAAATTGCCAGAGGATGTGACTGTGGCTGCATTGTTGTTGGCAACGCCCGTACCGCCGTTGGCGGAGGCCAAAACCCCCGTAATATCCGCAGTGCTGATGTCGATGGCGTCCCAGCTTGTGTTGGTTCCATCGGACTTGAGATACTTGCCGTTGGCTGACGCCTGACTTGGGGCCAGCGCGTTAAACGCTGCATTGGCTGTGGTCTGCCCCGTGCCGCCGTTGGCAATTGCTACGGTACCAGTGATGTTGCTACTCTTGATTTCGTAAAAGTCAGTGCCATTGGAAAACACCACGATTTTGTCGCCGTTGGCGATTGCCACACCCGTACCAGCAGCCGTGGTGTTACCGATCACCGTGGAGTTATAGATGGTAGCGGTATAGCCGCTGTTGTTCCAAATGATGTACTGCTTGGAGACAGGGGGCGCATAAACGGCAAAGGCGGCTGTGGTCGTCGTGGTCAGACGCAGCATGGCGTAGATCGACTGATTCAAACTGGCAGTGCTGATCGGCCCGTTGTTGTACGTAAACGCCTGATTTGCCGAAGTGACAGACACAGTCTGGTAGCCAGCAATCGCGGTATCAAAAATGTACGCAAAGTTGTTGTTGGTGGTGGTGCCCCACGTACCGGCTTGGTCACCTTGCGTGATTAGCTCGACCCGAAGGCTGGGGGAGTAAGTGCTCATATGCGGCTCCGATCATCAAGTGTCTATATTCTGCCAGTTCGTGGTCTGGCTGTCATCTATCCCGGTCCAGCCGGGGGACTGCGGGTTTGAAATTGTTGTCCAGCTTGAGGTCTGTGCGCTGCTTATGGCCTGCCAGTTTGGTGTTTGGCTGTCAGTGATATTAGTCCAGTTCGGGTTCTGACTATCGTCGATCAGGTTCCACAGAAACGCCCCAATGATGGAGTCCAGAGCCACGGCAGTGTTGACCACTGCGGCGTTGTAGATGCTGCCCGGTGCGTTTACGCTGTCAAACGCCTGTGCCGCCGCTGCTGCGATGGCGTTAAATGTGGACGGGGCCACCAAAGTCTGATCCGATGCCGAGGCGTTCTCGGCTGTCAGGGCGGCAAAGGCAACCAACGCGGCAGTGATGTCTGCGGCTGTAGCAGACTCAGAAATGTTGGTTGCGGCAGTAAAGGCTGCTGCGTTCTGATCTGCAATAGTGGCGGTTTCAGACGAGGCAACGGAAAATGTGGCGGCGGCAGACGGGGTGTCGAGAGCTTGGGCTGTTTCTGAGGTGGACGGGTTATAGGTGGAGCCGGGGGCGTTTATGCTGTCTTGGGCAGTTGCTGTCTCTGCGCTCGTAGCCCCAAAGGTGCTGGCTGCAACAGTGGTGGTTTCTGACGCCGATACTGACTCAGAAAGGTTTACAGGGAAGACTGCTTGTGCTGTTTGAGAATCCGATGCAGTGCTGGACTCACTGGATTGCGCGCTAAAAGTGCTTGCTGCCACAGATGTTACATCTGCGGCTTGGGCAGTTTCTGATGCGGCTGTTTGAAATGATACTACTACAGTCGCTGTATCTACGGCTTGAGATGTCTCTAATATTGTTGATTGAAATGCGGCTGCTGCAAATACTTGATCAATTGCAGCTATGGTTTCTTGCACATTTACAAAAAACAAGAAATTACCGGCAATAGAGTCTACGGCAGTTGACGTTTCAGAAACACTGGAGTTAAAAGTCTCTGGGGGTCGCGTAAAAATCCAGCCCGTATTACCGCTGACATCTGTGCTGTTAGACCCGGCGTACCAAACTGCCCCACCTGTTGCGGTACTGTCACGAACGCTCAAATAGTCAACCGATACCGTTCCGCTTGCTTTAGATAAAGAAGCCGCTGACCCTGCGGAAGAACTGTTAATCGTGAGAATTTTACCCACCGCACCTGCTGCTGTAAAAGACGATACAGTTTGTGTTGTACCAGCGGTGAATGTGATTGTCGTTGCGCCTGTTGCGCTGTAAGTGTTGGTGATGTCGCTAAAAGTGTTTGACCCAGAAATGGTCATTGCACCAGCACCGCCTTGGTTAATAGTGATGCTTGAGTAAGAAACGCTGCCGCCAGCAAATGTCTTGGCAGATGCGGACGTAAGACTGATGGTACCAGTGCCGGTGACGGTAAGGTTGGTAGATGTAGCAGCGTTCCAAACCGTACCGCCTCCAGCAAGCGTCCATGTACCCGAACCAACTGCAACTGTTCGCGTACCTGTACCTGATGTACTAACTGTTCCTATACCACCTGATAAAGTTACGTTGTAAGTTGCGGCATCAAACGTACCTTGCGTAACTGTTAAAACACCGGCTAGTGATAAGCTTGCGACAAAAGCATCTTGTAAAGTAACTGAACCACTTGGGCTGTTTATCGTAATTGCCTGAGTAAACGTTTTGCCAGCACTCGTAATCTGCTGAGTAGTGCGCCCCGCAAACGTCACCGCACCTGTACCCGTCAGCATCGTCCCCGTCCCATTGATCCAGTTGCCGTAGATTTGAGGTGTGGTCGTACCCGTTGCCAACGTTTCAACAACAGTCAGCGCAGACATATCAATCGTGCCAATGTTGTAGTTGTCGTTGATTGTTGCGGTCTTGCCTGCGTTACTTGCAAACGATGTGTTGTTTAACACAGCAGTGTCTTGGGCTAACGGAAATTGCGTTGCGTCCAACCCACCGCCAGATGATGCAGCCCATGCGCCGGTACCCGTAGCGCCCCAATTGCCGCCGCCGGTCAGCATCCAATAAACTGTCTTAGCCGCAGGGAACGTAATCCCGCTATTGCCTTTGGCATCGCCAAAGCGAGTGCCAGAAATAGGAGCCGCACCACCGGAGATTGCAATGTCCCTAAAGTCGTAGTCAGCAGCGCCAGCGGTCAGCGTGGTGACGGTCAGGGTTCTTTGTGTGCCAATGGCGTTTGATGCCAAGAACGTGCGATATGCCGCAGCGGTACTAGCGTTTAGCGTCAGGGTGGTGATTGTTTGGTTAGCGCTGAATCTGACTGCGACTATGCCGATACTTGTGTTGCCAGCAAATGACAGCGTATTGAATGTGTTTGCACCAGTTATAGAAAGGGTTTCCCCAGCCGTGCTGGTAAAGCTTACGTTGTTAAATGTTAAGCCACCAGATGAAATACCGGATGTTGCTCCTGACAAATTTATTTGAGAGGTGCCAGCGGTAAATGTGAGATTAGTTATTGTTCCCGCATTAAACGCCGTAGATGATGAGCTAGTAAGTGTGACTGTTGAGGCATTTAAATTTAAAGTTCTAGGTGCGGTGCCCGTAATAGTAAGACGCCCACAAGTAAGCGCATAATTACTTGTTGAGGAAGTGCTAAATGTTCCTAAGTCTAAAGTAAGTTCGCTGCAAGTTAATGCTCCGCCTAAAGTGTAAGTTCCTCCGCTTACATTTATTACAAATATTGTTGATGAAAGCGACAAGCCATTTGTTGTAATGGTGCCTGAAGACCCAGTGCATTCAACCGTCCAAATACCAGTAACAGAAACACCGCTGCCAGCAGTTGTAAAATTACCTGTTATATTTGCAGTCCCGCCACTGCTTACACTAATTGCTACTGTACCGGCTGATGGGGCGGCAATAGCTAAATTTGCTAAAAAAACAGTTGTATTCCATGTAACTGTATAACTTGCATTACTTGAGGTGCTTACAAAGTTTGCGTTATCAGTGTTTAATAATGAAGACGGGACAACCGCCCACATGATGCGGGAACTAAGAGTGTTTGATGCGCTTAATGTATATGTGCCAATCCCACCAGAGCCTGTACCAAATGCCGTTACTGTCCCTCGTGTAGCTCCAGTAGCATAAATTGTGTCGCCAAGCGCAATAGTTCCGCCTGTTACAGCGGTAACGGTAAGTGTGGTTCCAGAAATAGATGCGGTAAATAACGCTGGGGATTTAGACGACCAGCGAATGCCGATACCTATTGTTCCACTACCACCATACCAATAGCGATCAGCCATTTACTCCTCCTGTACAGGAGGTTCTTCAGTAGGTGGGGGGTTAACGATGGCCAGCCAATTATCGAAGCGTTGCTGCTTCATGGCTTGAATCTGGTCGTCAGTCATCCCGTGGCCATCCGACAGATGCAGGGCGTCCCGAAAGACGCCATACTGTGAGTCAAATTCAAAGTCAATCTTGACCATACCCCACCCCATCAAGCTGCATCGAGGCTGAAGGTGTAGGTCACATTCAATGTGTCGCCAGACACCACAACACGGTCTCCGGGAGACTGGAAGTCAGAGGCCGAGAACAGGATGCCTGAAGTGCCGGTAGCCACACTTGCCAAAAAAGCACCAGCAACAGTGCCGCCAGCACCAGAAATGCTGAAAGATGCGGGAGATGCGCTGTTGTCGATGACGGATGGGTCAGCCGTGGTGGCTGTACCAAACGTGGCGGTCTTGCGGTTGCCGGTGTAGTTGGTGAACTCTGTCCAGCCTGCGTGCGATGCCAACGTATCACCAGCGGCAATCGTGGTACCCGATCCCGGCCCAGTAATCAAACCCAGATACCAAACAGTCGTCTGCGTGGCCGCATCCAGATAAGCTGCAACCATATCTTGAAGACCTTGATTGACCACGAGGTTGCTGGACTCTTCCGCCCACTTGACCTTGCCGTCGGCCCCAACACACTCTACGCGATAAACACCACCAGCCCGAGCTTTAGCAACGGGGCGAGTACCAGCAATCATGCCAGCGGTCACGGTGTCGGTGGATTTTGCCAATTCTTTGGACATGATGTACTCCTTAAACGAGACGGATGAGGGCAGAAGTGCTGGTGTTGGCAGGCATCTGCACGGTAAAAGATGTGGTTGAAGTTTTGTCAGACCCAAAGTCCAACACGCAGACAGCGCCATTGTCACCCGGCGTGTAGATCAAGGCACCACGCGCTGTGATGTTTCCAGTCCAAGCAGGAGAGGAGAAGTTGACGTAGGTTGTGCTGCCGTTTGACGTAACTTCGCTGGCAATGGTGGCGGTCACCACCAAGCCCCCGGCGACATAGTTGCCACCCGTAGCTTCACCTACTGTGGTGTAAGCAGTCGTGGTCTGATCCAGCGTGGCTGAGTTGGTATACAGCGCCAGATAGAATGTATCAGTGGCGAAGTTGATCGTGCCGTTGGCCAGACCAGACCGCAGCGTGTTGCAGGAATAATTGCCGGTAAAGGCCATCACTGCACCCCGTTATTCTGCGGCAACGGCGCGACACGCGCCTGACCACTGCGGTACGCATCGCTGCGCTCCAGACCATCACCCAGCCGCTTGGCAAGCATGAGCGCTTCTTTGTACTTGCCGTCGTACAGCGCCATCATGTCAGCCTCGCCCTTCATAAACGTGTACGCCTCTACCAGAGAACCGTAGAGCAACACCGTATCGAAGTTATCGCCCAGCCATGTCTGGCCATCAGCGGCCACAGTGATTGACTCAGGGTAATAGTAATAATGCAACTCGACACTGTACACCGCATCAGGCGTAGGGCCGAGAATAAATGACAACTCATCAGAGATTGTCACCCCTGATACCGTCGGCCCAAACAGCGCGTAGTACTTAGGGATGGCCGTGTCTGTGGGTTGTGGATACGCCTGCCGGATAAAGTTCACATCCTTGTTGAGCAGATACTCGTATGCCCCAGTACCATCAATAACGGCCATCGAATACACAGCCAAAAAATCACCCGGACAAGACAGGTATTTATTGTTGGTTGACGTTGAGCCAGTGACGTTCTTGCGCAGGGATGGGAACTGAACCGTGTTGTAGATGCGCTGCTCTGCCTGTTGATTC